CTGAATGGAAAGGCAAGAGTCTGTGATGACCGACGATAGACCCACCCGGACACTCTCTCGTGAACCAAAACCTATTCTCCCCCTTCTCTCTTCCGTCTCTCAAGTCATAGACGCTCTAGGCCGAAGGAAAGTCGCTGACCTCTGCCAAGTCTCAAGTGATTCAGCCGTCAGCAATTACATCCGAATCGGAACCTTCCCGGCAACAACCTACGTTGCCATGACGGCCGCTCTTGCCGAGATCGGACTCCAGGCACCGGCTCAACTGTGGGGGATGCGGGAATGACCGTCCTATCCCAAACCAAAGACCTCCTTGCCGAAGGCTTGAAAGAAGCCGGAATCGCCACCCGGCTCGGAATCACCCGCCATGCCGCCCGCAAACTCGTGGCGGAAGCCGAGCAGTACAACGGCCGCACCCTTATAGCCCATACCGGCGCCGCTCTCCCCGCCCTTTCCTTCTACGATACCGCCCGCAACGCACTTGCCCAAGCCAAGACTCTTGCCGAAGTCAAGAACATCGGCGACAAGGCCGCCGCGATGCAGGAATACGCCCGCCGCCTCAACGACTTTACCCTTGAAATGGACGCCGCCGAAATCCGCATCGCCGCCAAGCTGGCGCTCGGAGATGGCCTGATCGCCATCAAGCAAGGAACCGGCTTCGCCAAAGGCGGCCAGCCCTACCAAGCCAAAGGAAAAAAATCTACCGCTGCCGCCGTGGAAGCGGTAGCTGCCGTCCTCCCCACCCTCCGGGAAATCGGCGTGACCGACAAGCAATCGGCCGAAGCCCAGAAGCTTGCCAAAGCCGTGCCCGCGAAAGAGCGCGAAGCGCGCCTCGACCAATGGCGCAAAACCGTCGAATCAACCCATCGGGTGACGATCGACATCTTGAAGCCCGGCCCCGGACGATCCATGAACCGAACGGAGCCGCAAGAATCCCGCGACGATTTCTGGACGCCACCTTGGGCGACCCGTGCGCTAATGGATATTGTTTTTCCCCAACTTGGCTATTTCGGCGGCGGTGGCTCATGGACAGCTTGGGAACCTGCTTGCGGCGAAGGTCACATGGCCGAAGTTCTCCGCGAATATTTCAAGGATGTCTATGCGACGGATGTCCACGACTATGGCTATGGCACACCCGATGTAGATTTTTTGGAAGACACTAGAAAATGCGAGCCAGCCGACTGGATCATCACAAACCCTCCCTTCAAGAACGCCCACGTCGAGAAGTTCATCCTCCGCGCGCTGGAACTGGCGCAAGTCGGCGTCGCGATGTTCTGTAGTTTGCAGACTCTTGAAGGCATCAGCCGGTACGAGAGTATCTTTTCGAAATCACCACCAACCCTGATCGCCTTCTGGGTTGAGCGCGTCAATTGTTGCAAGGGAAAATGGGACCCGGATGGATCAACCGATGCCGCCTATGTATGGCTCGTGTGGGTGAAAGACCGACCGCCGATGATGCCGTTCTGGATACCGCCAGGGCAGAAATCGCGGCTGACCAGAGACGACGATCGGGCGCGGTTTGCGGCGTGGTCGATAAAGGATGCGGCGGAATGAGCGACGGCACCAAGATCGAATGGACCGACGCGACCTGGACACCAATCAGAGCGCGCCGCATCTATGTCAACGCCGGCGATCCGGGCTGGCGACCCGCATTGCCGGGCGGAAAAGCGGGCTGGCACTGCGAACACGTCTCGGAGGGTTGCCGCAACTGCTACGCCGAAGCCATCAACAAACGGCTCGGCACCGGCCTCGAATTCAAGCCCGGACATCGCGCCAACATCGAAGTCTTCCTTGATGAAAAGACGCTGTTTGCGCCGCTCAAATGGAAAAAGCCGCGGCACATTTTCGTTTGTTCAATGACCGACGCCTTTGCTGACTTCGTGCAGGACGAATGGCTTGATCGAATATTCGCTGTGATGGCTCTTTCACCGCAGCATACATTCCAAGTGCTGACGAAGCGGGCGGAACGAATGCGGACTTATTGTACGGCACCTGATGTGCGTTTTCGCGCCGAGAAGATCGCTCGCGATATGACAAACGACAGCATGTCAGCAACGGTGCGGCGCTATTTTCTCGGCAACAACGCGCCAATCCCCCATGTCTGGCTCGGCATCTCTGCCGAGGATCAAACCCGAGCAGACGAACGAATCCCATTACTGTTGCAGACGCCGGCAGCGGTGCGGTTCGTGAGTTTGGAGCCGTTGTTGGGGCCAATCTCCTTTCGATGGGCAAAGTGGGACAATTGGAAAGACGCTGAAGGCTATGCTCGCAATCCAGTTGACCATCTCGACGGATTGCGGATACTCGATTGGGTGATTGTCGGCGGAGAAAGCGGGCCGAACGCGCGGCCGATGCATCCGGACTGGGCAAGGTCATTGCGTGATCAATGCGCGGAGGCCGGCGTGCCTTTCTTCTTCAAGCAATGGGGCACCTTTGCGCCCGGTGCCCTCAACGACAAATGGGAGACGGTTGCAAACGACGGCAACCTCAAAATCGACGATCCGAAGTTTGATATCGCGCAGGTTACCCGCGTCGGCAAGAAAGCCGCCGGTCGCCTTCTCGACGGCATCGAGCACAACGGGATGCCCCCATGAAAGCCCTATCCATCCGCCAGCCATGGTGCTGGGCAATTCTTTTTGCCGGCAAGGACGTAGAGAATCGCGGCTGGAAACGCTGGAATCCGGCCCGCAAGTTCCGCGGCCAATTCCTGATCCACGCCTCGCAAGGCATGACCCGCCACGAGTACAAAGACGCGCTTGACGACATGCACAGGATGAGCCGCACGCGCCCGTTTCCGCCCGGCCTCACATTGCCCGCATTCGATGATCTTCCGCGCGGCGGCATTGTCGGCATGGCGCGCGTTGTCGATATCCTGATGGACAGCCCGTCGCCTTGGTTCTTTGGCCCGATGGCGCTCCAGATCACGGACGCTCAGCCGCTTCCCTTCGTCCCATTCAAAGGCTCGCTCGGCTTCTTTGACGTACCCGATTCCCTGATGACCGACGATAGAACCCTGCCGCTGTCCAATCTCTCGTGAACCAAATGCCGCCCTACCCCACCCGCTATTGCGCCTCCGTATCCCACGACAGAATCCCCGACTGGCTCCGTGTCGGCTGGATGGTGGTGGCCGATCTAGGATCGACTCACGGTGAATTCTCCGTACTGATGGCCTGGATATGGCAATGCCCATGCATTAAACCCAAGCCATGAATCCCCGTCACAAATGGTCCCCTCCCGATCGTCAGTCATCCGAACTGACGGTAAGGAATTGCATCAATCGAGGCTGCAACGTTATCTGCCACTCAAATCATGAGTGGGACGAACGAATCAAAAGGGGCTGGCATTGGAAGACCTACTTCCATGCGGATTCACCTGATAAGGTAAGTTTTGTCCTTCCTTCTTGTGTGGGGAAGTGAATGTTTCACGAGAGTCAGTGTCGCGCCGTCCCGTCCGGGGCGGTCATCAGGGGCCGGTGAATGACATCCCGCATAGAAACCCTTGCGGAAGGCGTGACGCTGTATCTGGGCGACTGCAGGGAAGTGATCTACGGCCTCGGGTGGATTGACGCCGTGGTCACTGACCCTCCCTACGGGATCAATCATTCGACCAGCCACGGTGCAAGTTGGGAAGGCACCCGCATTGCTGGCGATAACGATACGACGTTACGAGATGACGTGCTGAGCGATTTTGATAACGTCGCAGCGTTTGGAACCTGGAAAACGCCACCTATTCCCAACTGCAAAGGATGCCTCGTATTCGATAAGGGGCCAGCGTCTGGGATGGGTGATCTTGCCTTTCCGTGGAAGGGCTCTTTCGAGTTGATCCATGTGCGCGGCAATATTTGGCGGGGCTCACGAGACGAAGGCGTTTTGCGCGGGCATGTTCAAGTAAGCTATGAAACACAGTTCAAGGGCTTGGGCGATCGCGAGAGTCGAAGCCACCCTCATCAAAAGCCGGTATCGTTATGTGAGGCTCTGATCAAAAAGCTGCCGGCGAGCGCCACCATCCTCGACCCTTTCATGGGCTCCGGCACCACAGGCGTTGCCGCCGTCAAGCTTGGCCGCAGATTCACCGGGATAGAGATCGAGCCCAAGTATTTCGACATCGCCTGCCGCCGCATCCAGGCCGCGCTTGACGCTCCCGATATGTTCATTGAACGGCCGAAGCCAGCAAAGCAGGAATCGCTTCTGTGAAGATCGACCGATGACCGTTGAAAGTCCGTCTTGCCCGCCTCTATCGTGAATCATCAAAGCGCGCCCGCGCGCCTCGATCGTCGGTCATCAGGGAATTGTAGTTGACCAAGCCTCTCGCCATCGACCTCTTCTGCGGCCTCGGCGGCTGGACGGATGGACTACTCGCCGAAGGCTATGACGTCATCGGCTTTGACATCGAGCGGCACGTCTACGGCGAGCACCGCTATCCTGGCCTTCTTGTCATTCAGGACGTGCGGACGCTCCACGGATCGCAGTTCCGCAACGCCGCCTTGATCGTCGCCTCGCCGCCGTGCCAGGCCTACAGCTACCGGGCGATGCCGTGGAAGCGCGCCAAGGCGCTGCCGCCACCCGACAATGAGTTGTTCGAGACATGCTTCCGCATCCAGCGCGAGGCCTGCGAAGCGGCCGGGCGGCATATCCCGCTGATCGTCGAGAACGTGCGCGGGGCTCAGAAATGGATGGGGAGAGCTCGCTGGAACTTCGGAAGCTTCTATCTGTGGGGCGACGTGCCGGCGCTGATGCCCCCGACGTTGAAGGCTGCCAAGGTGAGTATGGGCAGTTGGAGGCATCCCGACGATCCGCGCCACGTCCCCGGCCTAGGCTTCAACACCCATGCCGATCGACAATTGCGCGAGGCGAGCGGTAAGAAATTGGTCGGCCCAAAATGGGACCCGGCGACCAAGAGCGGCCGCCACGGCATGCCGCGATGGACCAATCCTGCCGAAGGCCGCAAAGTCAACGACGGATGGTTTAACGATCGCGAGCGGACGCCCGATTCGATTTCATCTTCGGCTTCGGGTTCGCCGCGCCGCAAGTTCGCCTCCGCCATGATCGCCAAGATACCGCTTCCGCTCAGCCGATGGATTGCCGCGACATATCATCCGCACAGGACATCCCCAATTCCTGAGTCCACTTTTCCCAGCGAATCATTCTTAATGCCCTAACTGATTCGTATCGTTGTGTTATTTGGAACGTAACGGGAAACCGTCAATTGTGCGGTATTATGGCGCAAACGCCACAAGCCTCCGGGCCGGTGGCGTCCTACATTTCCATTGCAATCTAAGGGAGGCTGACGTGTAGGAGCGCGCGCCATTGACAGCGAGTTATTCATTCGTATCTAACGAACGAGCTAAGCACAGAAACTCACTTCCGCAGGGCTTGCAAGGCGGTTGCGGATACATGAAAGGCCGGGGTTCGCGCCCCGGCTTTTTTCATGAGCCCGTCTTGCCCGCCTCTCTCGTCAACCATCAAATAGCGCCCGCGCGCTTCAATCATCAGTCATCAGGGACATCCCCAATTCCTGAGTCCACTTTTCTCAACGAATCGTTCTTAATGCCCTAACTGATTCGTATCGTTGCGTTATTTGGAACGTAACGGAAAACCATCAATTGTGATCCTCCGCCCGACTGATGAGCGCGCTGCCACACGGGGGAAGCCGTGAGCGATACGTTTGATGCCATCTCGCAATTGCCCGTCGCCGATATCCGCATCGGCAAGAAGCAATATCTGCGCATCTATGGCGATCCCGAGCTGACGCCACCATTGATCGAGTGGCGGCTATATCGTTACGGCCAGCAGGAATATCTGCACCTGACCGTTGAGCAAGCCGAGAATATCGCGGCGGCCCTTCTGAAAGCTGTGGCGAAGGCAACGGGCGGAAAATGAGCATTCAAGCCGTAGCCTGGGCGCTGGAACAAGATTTTACCGGCCGCTCCCCGGACGGACGCATGTCGAGCGCACATGCGGCAAAGCTCGTCCTGATCTCGCTTTGTAACCATGCCGATCACGTCAACGGCCACTGCTGGCCGTCCGCCGAGACGATCGCGCGGGAAGCCTCATGCACAACCCGCTCGGTCTATCGCCTGATCGCCGCTCTCAAGCGCAACGGCTATATCGACATCCAGCGCGCCAAGGGGGCGGATGGCAAGCAGCGTTCCAACAACTATTGGATCAGGTTCGACCGCCAGGCCGCCCCATGGGAATATTATTCTCCCGATCCGCGCGATGAGGCCGACGCACAAGATGTAGAGGAACCGAGTGACACAGAGTCACCCGGCGAATCTGTGGATAAACCGCCCGAAAATCCGCCGCCGCATGACACAGAGTCACCCGGACCGAGTGACATACGAGTCACCCGGCATATAATGCCTGAACCATCAGTATTAGAACCATCAGTGCAGGACTCGTTGCACGAGCAGCCACCCAAGCCGCCAGACCGCCCCCCGCCCCTACCACAAGCCCTAGCGCAAGCGGAGAGGCCCAAAGCGGCATTCGAAGGGAGCAAGCCCACAGCCTTCGACCCAAACAAGCGTTCGGAGCAAGTGAAAGCCCTGCAAGCCGCAGACGACGCCCGCAAGCCTAAATCCGTGTTCGTCATCGAGGACAGCCGGGCATGGCTTGCCTGGAAGGCTACCCGAGCGCGAGGCTTCCCGGTTACCGATCATGTCGTTGATGGCAAGAACAAGCGCGGATGGTGGTTCCCGACGCTGTTCCCGACGCCAGCGGAGCCGCAGGCCGATATGGAGGCACTGGCGCGGGAACTTGACAGCGGATAGACCGATGACCGCCCAACCCCCTCACAATCCACAGCCCTCTCGTGAACCAAATCTTGTTTCCCTCCCCCGAATCACCTATCTCCCCATCCTCAAGGAGATACACAGAGAGGGTCCATCCAACGGCAGTCATGAGGCGCGGCACGTTCTTGATGGTAACCGCGCATCCGTTACTCGTGCATCAAGGCCGTGGACCCATTAGAGAGCGAAGCTGGGATGCCCGAACGGGGCTGCGTCACGGAAGCCATAACCGCTTTCGGTCAACATCCCAGTGCTTCGTAATTCAGTTTCCCGCGCATTGACAGGGACGTACTCTCTGACGATGAACTGGAGAGCCGAAAGGCAGGAGACCAGTTCCGCATACCGCCATAAGTTGATCGATGAGGGGCCGATCGAGGGGCGCGGGATCGTTTCGTAAGCGTTGCTTTGCGTATCCGTCTTCCTTTGGACGAGCTTTCCTCCCTGACTTGGAGCCCGCAAGCTGGCGAATCCGCTTGCGGGCTCATTTTCCTAACGCTAAATTAGACGCGATTGAGTCCATTTTGATTCCGGTTGATTCGGAACATGAACGCCCTCGCGCAAGTGGTATCCAGTAACCCCGACAAGCAACCCGATCCGGGCAGCGTTCGGCTGCGCAATCCCAAATACGAAGCCTACGCCCGCGAGCGCGCCGTCTGCACACCGCCGCTGGAAGCCGCCCGCAAATCAGGCTGGCCGAGCATAACGGCCGCCAACGCTATCCGCCTCGACCGCCACAAGTTGATCGCCGCTCGTATCGACTGGCTCACGCGCCAGGAAGAGGATTTGCTCCGGACCAAGCGGGCGAAGCTGGAAGCATTTTGGTGGGGTGCGATCGAATGCGACATCGCCGATTATTGGGAGGAAGCCGAACGCATCGTGCGCGACAGCGATGGCAATCCCGTATTGGGCCAGGATGGCACGCCGATCCTCGAAACCTATTCACGCCTGAAAAGCTTCGATCAGCTTGAGCGCGAGCACCGCTTGATGATCGAGGGACTGACTTTCACGGAAAAAGGCAAGCCGAACCTCAAACTCGTGGGCAAGTCTCAAGCCAACATCGAGCTTCGCAAGATGCTCGGCTTGGACGCCCCCGCCAAATCCGCGTTGGACGTGAACCACAGCGGCACCGTGACGCTTGAGGCGCTTGTTCTGGCGAGCTATGCGCCGCCGGTTGCACCCGAGGAACCGCAGACCATCGAGCATTCCGAGCCCTGATGCCCCCCGGAGCCGACGCCATCGCCCGCTGGCGTGAACACCCCGCCCAGATGGTGCGGGAGTTGTTCAAGATCGAGCCCGACGCTTGGCAGATGGAAGCCCTCGAACGCTTCCCGACCTCTCGCCGTATGTGCATGAAGGCCTGCACCGGCCCCGGCAAGTCGGCCGTCCTCGCGTGGCTCGGCTGGAATTTCATGCTCACCAGGCCGCACCCGATCATCGGTGCGTCATCCATCAGCGCGGACAACCTCAAATCCGGGTTGTGGACCGAATTGGCCCGCTGGCGCAGCCGATCGCCATTGCTAGAGCAGACATTCGAGCAGCAGAAAACCGTCATCTTCGCCAAGGATCATCCGCAGACCTGGAAGCTGGAAGCCCGCACATGGGCCAAGGACGCCGACGCCGTGACGATCGGCAACGCGCTTCGCGGCCTCCATTCCGAATATATCATGTGGCTCTTGGACGAAACCGGCGACTACCCCGACGCCATCATGCCGGTGTGCGAAGCGATCTTTTCAGGCAATCCGAAAGAAGCCCACATCGTTCAAGCTGGCAATCCGATCAAACTTTCAGGGCCGCTCTATCGCGCTACAATCAATCAAGATGTATGGGATTGCATCAGCATCACGGCCGACCCCGACGACCCCAAGCGCACCCCGCGCGTGTCAATCGAACACGCCCGCGAGCAGATCAGGTTGTATGGGCGGGATAATGCATGGGTGCTTGTCAACATCTTCGGTCAATTCCCGCCGTCCTCTTTCAATGCCCTGATCGGCCCCGACGAAGTAACGGCATCATTCAAGCGCTTCTGGCGTGAGCACGAGATCGGCGACGCTCCGCGCGTGCTTGGCATCGACGTGGCTCGCTATGGCGATGATTCCTCAGTGGTGGTGCCCCGCCAGGGAATTCAGATGTTCAAGCTCCTCAAATGGCGCAACATCAACTCGACCCAAGGCGCCGCCCAGGTCAATCGCAAATGGAATGAATGGGGAGCCGACGCCGCCTTCATCGACATGAGCGGTGGTTTCGGCGCGGGCTGGTACGACCAGCTTCACAATCTCGGCAAGTCGCCGATCGGCGTTGAATTCGCCGGAACCGCCCACGACCCCAACCGCTATTTCAACAAACGGACCGAAATGGCGTTCGATTTTGTCGAATGGATCAAGGCCGGCGGCGCCATGGTTGAAGACCCGGAGATGCTCAAGGCCCTCGTGGAAACCACCTACACATTCAAGGGCGACAAGTTGCTGCTTGAGCCCAAGGAGATGGTCAAGATCAAGTTGAACGGCAAGTCGCCCGACGAGATGGACGCCGGTATGCTGACGTTCGCGGAGCCAGTGGCGAGGAAAGTGGACAGCCGCCCCCTTCCGCTGCCATCGTCCGCATACGAGCCCTTCCGGGAACTAGACAAGCGGGCAGGGCAAACGTATAACGCGACGGCACAATATGATCCGTACAGGTGATTCCACGCGCGCGGAGGCGCACCAATGAGCTTCCTTTCCCCGCCGGCCGCTCCCGCCGCACCGCCGCCGCCTCCCCCGCCGCCCAATCCCCCCATGCTGGCAAACGCCGGGCCATCAGAGGCAGGTGCCGCCCAACGCGCCGCAGCGGCAGCCGCAGCCGGTGGCATGGGGTTCGGCGATACGGTTAAGACCTCCCCATCAGGCGCGGCGGCGCCCAGTACGGCACGGCAGAAGCTTGGAGGCGAGACGTGACCGATCCGCGCGAGGAATACAAAGGCAGGCCAGCAAAGTTTGTCTGCAACACCTGTTGCGAGAACGGCAAACTCCGCACCGAAAATGGCACCGTCATCTTTGAGTGCCCGGAGCACATGACGCTTGTGATCTTCGCGGGCGCAGTCATCTCCGCAACTTCCCACGGCACCCGCCAATGACCGCCCTCACCCAAATCCTTCTCGCCGGCACCGCCGATCTCCTACGCGGCATGGCATGGGGCGGCCTCGACCAGTTCATGTGCGTCCGCCGCGAGATTATGCCCGATCCATCCAAATACGCGACGCCATGGGTGCAACTCACCCGCAGCGATTTTGTAGGGCTGTATCAGGCGCATTGTGCGAGGGCGAATTGATGGGTTCGACGTTCCAAAGCTTGCTTGACAGCTTTATCCAAGCCCTAGACGCCGAGTACCGAAATGACCCCGACCGCTATGCTGCCCGCCTAGACAACATCGAATCCACCGTGCAGCAAATGCTCGAAATGTTGCGCGATAGGCTTGGCGGCTAACATGGACTTCGGCACCGCCATCTACGAATTCATGTCCCCCACGCTGCTCTCCAAGCAGCCGCCCCAACCGCGCCAAAAAGACCCGAAGAAAGATAGCGACGACTGGCAATCAATTTGGACGCATCTCGAATCCCGGATGCTGGCGCTCGATAACTGGCGCTATTCATGGTGGGCATTTTGGAGCGTGCTAGCGGCGTTCTTTATCCCCTTCCGTTACATTTTCCTCGTGACCGCCAATCGCATGTGGCGCGGTCACAACGTCAACAACCAGATCATCAATTCCCATGGCGTGCTCGCCGTCCGCACTTGCGCCGCCGGCATGTGGACCGGTCTATGCTCGCCGTCGCGGCCCTGGTTCAAGATCGGCATTGATCCGTCCATCAGTGCCGAGATCGACACGGATGGCAAAAACGCTCTGAAAGAGCGTGAGAACTGGGTTTATTCGGTTTTTGCCGGATCGAATTTCTACGACATCATGGCCGGCGCTTTCCGTGACGAGGCCGTATTTGCCCAGGCCCCGATTCTCATCATGGAGGACTTCGACGACGTAGCGCGGTTCTATTCGCCCGCAGCCGGCGAATATTATCTAGGGCTGGGCGCGCGGCTTGCCTGCAACACGTTCTATCGCAAGTTCACCCTGACCGTGTTGCAGATCGTGGATATGTTCACGCTCGACAAGTGCCCCGACCAGGTGCAGCGGCTATGGCGGGACGGGCAGTACGACGTGGAATTCGTGGTGGCCCACGCGATCGAGCCCAACTTCGCCGTCAACAAGCGCGGCCGGCAAAAGGGCAAGGTCGAAGTCGTCCCGCAGAAGTTCACATGGCGCGAGGTCTATTGGCTCAAAGGCATCAAGACCACGGACGCGCTGTCACGTCGCGGCTTCATGGGTTCGGTCGCACCCTTCGCCAATTTCAAATGGGCAAGCGTCAGCAACGACGCCTACGGCCGCTCGCCGTGCATGGACGCGATCTGCGACAACAAGCAAATCCAGATCATGGACTTGCGCACCGCCGAATTCATCGAGAAGGGCGTTCGCCCGCCGATGGGCGCCGATCCCGAATTAAAGAATGAGCCTCTCAGCACCATGCCCGGCATGACTACCTACATGACCACGGGCGGCGGCACCGTCAAGAAATTCTGGCCGCTATTCGAGGTATCCGCCCAATGGGTCAAGGTGTTGATGGATAACGTCAGCAAGATCGAGGCCCGAATCGATCATTGCCTGTACGTGGACCTATTCATGGCGATCAGCCGCATGGAGGGCGTGCAGCCGCGGAATGAGTTGGAATTGACCAAACGTGACCTCGAACGCCTGCAGGAGCTTGGCCCGGTTATCACGTTGGCCGAGAAGGAATTCGATGTCATCATTCGCCGCGTCCTTGAGATCGGCGAGCGGCGCCGCATCTTGAAGCCACTGCCGCCAAGCCTTGCCAACATCCCGCTCAAAATCAGCTATATCTCGATTCTGAGGCTCGCCCAGCGTTCGGCCGAATCGGTTGCCATGAAGGATTGCTTCACCACGGGCGGCGAACTTTCAAGCGCCGCCAAAGCGGCCGGCGTGCCCGATCCGTTGCGTGTGCTCAATCTCGACAAGGCGTACCGCAAATATTGCGAGTTGAACAACCTCGAACCCGACCTGATGTACACCGACAACGAGGTCAAGCAGCACGACGCCATCCGACAGCAGGAAATGGCAAAGGCGCAAGCGCCGCAGAATGCCATGGCGGCCGTCACGGCGGCGAAGACGTTGAGCGACACGCAACTGCCGGGCGGGAATACCGGACTGGGCGCGCTGATGGGACAGGCGGGTGGCGGGACGCTGCAATGAATGATCCATTCGGATGCGATCAAAGCGGGCGCTATCTTGACCATCTAAAGATGTTCAAAGCGCAGCCGCCCCGCCGTTGGCAGCGCATCGTCCGCCGCATCGCCTCATGGCTCAACCGCATAGCCGCCTGATGTTCATCTGCAAAAACTGCAACGATACTGGACATGTTTGCGAAAATCATCCCGCCCTCCCGTGGGCTGGAATTAGTGATGCGGAAAATGCCTGCGACTGCGGAGCCGGTGCGCCCTGTCCCTCATGCTGCGATCCTGTGCCACAGGACGGAACGCATAGCATTGAAGAGTGCTTCATCCCGCGACATCTGAAACAATGATGCCCAAAGAGCCATCCTCCAAGGACTCCAAGGCGTCGGCTCACTATCGGCTGGGAACCCAGCACAAGCACTGCGGACGCACGGAAAAGTGGCTTTACGGATCGTGTCGGCACTTTCTGCCGCCGAGCGGATGCAGCCATGTCGCGGGCGTCATCGACCGGACGTATCTTTGCGATTGGTGGGAGCGGCAGGGGAAGAAGAAGACGGATTAAACGCCCGCTCCACCTCCGACGGAGGCGATAGCGGCGAACGCTCGACCACAAGCGGCATATCGCGAATCCGATTCCAAAATTCGCCGTCGTGCTCAAAGCAATAAGCCCGAATTTCAAGGTATTCTTTAGCTGACACGGCAATGCGCACCCGCCGCCACGCTGGGCTCGACATATTGACGGAAAGCGTGATGATTTGGGTTATCAATTCCTGGACCGGCATTTACTCAACCCTCCTTGATTCCCGCTTTGCCCAAGCTTCAAGGTCGCTGCGATGATACCGCACCGTTTTCCAACCTCGCCGATAGAACGCTGGTCCTTTGCCGGCATTGCCGTTCGATGCGTATTTCTCAAGAGTCCGTGCCGAGATCGGACAACCCATGCCGGATAGAAAGGCTGCCGCCTGCTTGCGGTGCATCCAATTGGCGTCTTTGGGATCGAAGTCGGCCATTTTCCCTGAATAACATTCTCGCCGAATCAACCTAATATTTCCCATTGTACGCCATCGCACGCAAGCCCCCGTTGCACCGAATCCACAGTGCGGCCCATCATGCCGGCCATGGGTGCTTTGACGGAAAAAGAAATTTTCGACCAGATGAACACGAGCTTTCGGCTTGCCGTGGAGTTATGCGATGATCTAGCCCGCCTGCCCCTGAAAGGCCCGACCTACCACAAGTTTCGCACGCAACTTCGCCTCATCGAAGGCTGCGCCAAGCAGGCCAATTGCTGGCGCGAGGATACCCGCTGGCTGATGATCGGCCAGGCCATGGCCGCCACCCACACCAAGGCTGGAGAATGGTTGCGCGGGATCAAGATGCCCGATGGGACGCGCGTCAAGCTTGCCGCTGGCACGATGCACCCCGCCTTTGTCAAGCTCGCCGAATGCCTCAAAGGCACCCACAAGCTGGCCGAGCAAATCAGGACACAGGCGACCGGGCGCGTGGGCATGATCCTCCCCGAGATGCTGCCCGCCCCGCATCGCGACACCAAGCCCGTCGGGTGGACACCCGATATGACGGCAAGCGGCCTCATCATTCCAACCGGCGCGAGCCTGCATTGAGCGATGATGACCACCTCCCCGAAAATCCTTCCGATGACGAGCCCGAACGGGAAGCCGTCCGCATCTCGGAAGCCGAGCGCGGCATCATCGCGGAGGCCATACCGGGCAGGCGCCGACGTTCTGAATCAAAGGCCAATCGGTTGCGGCGCGAGCAGCGCGAAGCCGATGATTTCTGGCGCGGCTTGCTCAACTCAGGCACGATCGCGCGGCGCGAACTCTGGCGCATCGTTGCCGGCCCCCAGAATGCCCACGCATTCGAAACGCGCTTCATGGCATCGCCGGGCGGTTTCCCTGACCCCAAGGCGACCGATTACGCCAGGGGCGAACAGGATTTCGGCCTTCGCATCTATCACGCATGGCTGCGGCTCGACCCCGTTGCGGTCGCCAAGATGCACGCGGAAAACGACCAACGCTTTGCCCATCCCGTCCGTCGCAAGGGAAATGAATGATGGCCGGTGAAGAGCAAAAGCCCGTGGATACCGGGGTTTCCGTTGCGGCCCCGGTCGCTGCCGACCAAGCGGCCCCGGCCATCCCGGCAGCATCGGCCGCGCCAGTCGCGGCCCAGGCCCCTACCGCTGCCGTCGCAGAAGCGGTAGGGGCCGCCCAATCCGACGCGCCGAAAGCCGACGAACCGACTTTCCGAGAAACGCTGCTTGAGCGCGAGGACGCCGATCGCAAGGCGGCGGAAACAGCAAAAGCCGCAAAGCCGGCAGACAAGCCCGCCGAGGCGGCAAAACCAGAAACGGCCACGCCCGAAGAGAAGGCGGCGGCCGACAAGCCGAAGGAAGAGCCAAAGCCCGGCGAAAAAGCCGCCGAGGCAAAACCTGCGGAACCGGCCGCCGTCATCGACATCGACAAGCACGAATTCAAGATACCGGAGACGATCAAGGCCGACCCGGAGACGCTCGGCAAGTTCAAGGGCATTCTCAAGGAAGCCCTCGCCAATCCCGCCGAAGCCGGCCAGAAGCTTTTGGACCTCCATGCCGAGGCCGCAACCGCTTTCGCCGCGCAGACCCGCCGCGACCAGTTCAAGACCTTCAATGACACCACCGCGGCATGGGACAAAAAGGTGCTCGCCGACGTGGAATTCGGCGGCGCCGGCCATGCGACCGCATCGGCCGCCGTGGCGCGAGCGCGCGACGCCCTGATTTCATTGGCTCCCTACGGCTCCGCAAAATACAAGTCCGACCTCGCCGAGTATGAGGAATTCATCCGCATTACCGGCGCCGGATCGCATCCTGCCATGTGGCGCATTTTGCACAACGCGGCGGCGATCATCGACGAACCGCAGGCCCGCGATCTGCCAACCCACATCGGCCCCGTCAAGAACGCCGGAAAACCGCCACGCGGAAGCATCTATTCCGAAGAATCCCGCCAGAAGATGAACGGCGCTAATTAAATGGAACTCTCCGAAGCCAAAAATATCGGTGATCTAGCGACGAAATTTGAACGGCGCCGCGATCTCCTTGCTGAGCTTCAAAAATCGGAATGCCAATTGGCATTGCGGGCTGGCGTTGAATGGGGCGGTCGCGAGGTCATCGTCAGCAATGATGATCCCGAATATCAGACCATCCTTGCGGCTTTTCAAAGAGCCGTGACCGCAGACATCAAACGGCTGGATTCTCTTCTGGCTGCACTCTTCGTGAAAACACCTCAAGATAGGAGCGCTTAAAATGGCAACAGGCCAGTGGCCCACGATTGTGGATGTGGCGTCTCGCACCTCGACGGGCGGCGAGATTATGGAAGTTGCCGAAATGCTGTCGCAGTGCAACGATTACACTGACGACGCGCCTTTCATGGAAGCAAACGAGCGCACCGGCCATGAATTCTCTTACCGCACATCGATCGTGTCGCCCGCTTGGCGCGCGTACAATTCGGGCACGCCCTACGGCAAAAGCACTACGGCCAAGGCCCGTGTCGGCCTGGGCATGCTCGCGGATTGGAGCCAGGTGGACGCCGCGCTTCTGCGCCATTCCGGCCAGGGCGAAGCGTTCCGACGCTCGGAAGATTTTGCCTTCCTGGAAGGTTTTTCCCAGGTCATCGCACAGACCTTGATCTACGGCAACACCACCGTCACGCCGGCCGAATTCATGGGGCTCGCACCGTTCTACAACACGGTCAACACCAACAACGCGCAGAACGCCGCCAACGTCTTGAGCGGCGGCGGCACCGGCAATTCGAATACCTCCCTTTGGTACATCGGATGGAGCCCGCGCAGCTTCTTTCTGACCTATCCGCGCGGCGGCCAGGCCGGCTTGAAGGTCGAAGACCGCAGCGACGCGGTGCCCGCCTATGACAATCTGGGCAATCCGTATCTGGCCTTCACCACGTATTTTGAGCAGGAAGTCGGCCTTGTGCCGATGGATTGGCGGCGCGGCGCTCGCCTGTGCAACATTGACACCACGGCCGCAGGACTTGCCGGCCCCAATGCCATCGACATCTTCGCCACCATGCCCGAGATGACCTTGCTGTTCCCGAAGACCAGCAAGAAGGTTTCCGGCGTCGATAAGACCGATGCGCCGGACGACAACTACTCGACCCGCAATGTCTGGTACTGCAACCGCACCATGCTTCATTGGATGTACGTGCAGGCCATGCGCCAGCGCAACGTGCTTCTGCGGCTGGAAGATTATGCGGGCATCGTCACCGACAACTTCCGGGGCGAGCCGATCAAGCTCATCGACCAGATTCTCAATACGGAAGCGACCGTAACCTGATCGCGAGCAACGCAGCGCGGATCAACAGGAGAAAGACACATGATTACCGATGCATTGGTTGCCTTCATCCAGATCGGCGCTCCGCTGTCGCTTGTGGCGGGCAACAACGCCACCATCGCTTCCGGGATTGTCGATTTGCTTGGCGCGGGCGTTGGCGTTGCGCCACCAAACATCATCGGCAGCGCCGCCGTATTCGGCGAGGATGCAGGCGTTGGCGGCGTTCGCCCCGAACTCAACATCACGGTCGGAACCGCTCTCACGGGTGCGGGCGGGCAGCTTCTCAAGGTCGCCCTGCAAGCCGCCATCGACCAAGGCGTTGCCGGCAACTATCAGCCCGGCACCTGGACCGACATCGCCAGCCAGGACAACATCACGGTCGCCAACGCATCGGCCGGCGCGGTGATTGCCCGCTTCCCGTTCTTGCCAACCATGCCGGCGAGCTTGCGCCCGCGCTTCCTCCGCTTGCTGTTCTCGCCGATGACCGTCACCACGCTCCCGTCGGGTCAGTTCACCGCCGGCACCATCGCATCGGCCCTCGTGACCATGGTCCGCGATGACCTCGCCAACAAGTTCGCCGCCAAGAATTACGCGGTGGCCTGATCCATAGGGGACGCCATTGCGGCCCGGACGCAAACCCA